GACTCCCTCCTACTGTGCTACCTGAAGATAATGGTGGCGTTTCCTTCTCCTTTGCACTAACCGCCTCTGATGAATGGTGTGGTGAGTTCGTGCGCTACGTATCTTGAGGATTTATGAGATCAAAAATTACTGATGCACATTTTATTGAGCTATGGAATAACTTGGGCAGTGTTAGTGCAGTTGCTAATCACTTAGGAATAGATGTTCGTAACGCTCACCATCGCAGACGCAAGGTCGAATTACGTCAAGGCGTTAAGCTCTTAGGAGTGGCTAGAAACAGCCCAGACGCTAAGATCGTCTATCCTGAGAACGGAGTTAGGGCAACGGCAAAAATCGACTCTGGAGTCGTTATGGTGGCTTCTGACTGCCATTACTGGCCTGACATAATCTCCACTGCTCACAGGGCTTTTGTAAAACTTGTCAAAGACCTAAAACCTAAGATTATTGTTATTAACGGTGATGCTTTTGACGGTGCGTCAATATCTCGTCATCCGGCTGGTGGTACGTGGCAATCAATGCCATCGGTAAAACAAGAACTAGAAGCGTGTCAGGATCGCTTAGAGGAGATTCAGAAGGCTGCTACAGGCGCACAGCTACACTTCTGTTGGGGAAACCACGATTTACGCTTTAACGCTCGTTTACAGTCTCAGGTAGGCGATACGTTTAAGGGCGTAATGGGAATGAATCTAGCGGAACATTTCCCACTATGGCGATTCTCGATGTCTCTGATGATTAACGGTGACACTATGATTAAGCATCGTTATCACAATGGAATTCATAGTATTTATAACAACATTTTAAAATCTGGTGCTAATATGATAACTGGTCATTTGCACAGTCTTAAAGTCACTCCGTGGACTGACTATAGCGGCACTAGATACGGTGTAGATACAGGTACACTAGCTCAAGTTGATGCTGATGCTTTTACGTATTCTGAAGATAATCCAGCTAACCATCGCTCAGGTTTTGCGGTACTAACATTCCACAATGGCAAGTTAATGCCACCTGAGCTATGTGAAGTTATTGATGAGGATGAAGGTATTGTTTACTTTAGAGGGCAAGTTATTAAGGTTTAATCTTTTGTGTAATTAGGTTTCCCGCCACAGTAAGATTTAACCAATCTTTTATCTTTTTCTTTAATTGCATTCATCATTTGCCAAGCATCAAAAACAGTAATTATTAATATTTCTCTGCCTTCAGAATCCTGATAAAGTGTTTCATATAATGATTTTGTTTGGATAAATTCCTTAAATTCGTCATAGCTCATATCATTCATTTACCACAGGCTCTCTTTTTAGCTTCTTCCAGATCGGACTGAAACCACCACTGCAAACAAATATTATCGACTTTCTTTGAGCTTAAAGCGTGCAGTCCATCTTGGAATCCACGTTCGTACTCATGCTCTAGTTGATCTTGTATCGCTAACGTAATACCTAACAGCATCAAGCTAACTCCTAGCAAAAACCATATTCTCATAGTAAAGCCTTTATATCTTTAATCGACATCTTAAATGTTTCATGGATAGCAATAATCATATCTGCGCTAACTGGATACTTTCCTGTACGAATCTTAGATAATGTAGGTGTGCTAAATCCTAGTTTTATTGCAAGCTGACGATCATTCTTGATGTCATAAGTCTTTTGTAAATAATCTAACAGTTTCATTGTTTTCCTTTTTAAGTGCAGGGTCACTACCGAGAGTGTTCCGAAGGAGACGAATAGCCCCTGCTGCCGATGTTATAAAGCCACTATCGGCTTGGCTTATCTAGCTGCAATGCGATCCGTTTCACACAGTGCGGCACACCAGATTATCTATTAATAGGTGAGGTACTTACTCGCACCCTTACACGCTCATTTACTTCATGCAAGGTATCTTACGCTAGCGTTCCCTCGTAGATCAGAACGGGATATCGTCTATTGGCATATCGTCATTGTGTTTAGCTGGCTTTGCTTGCTCATCTTTTAGTTTAAACGAGCAGCTCATAAACTTGCCTGACTTGCCTTCTTTTAACCAAGCACTAACCCATATTGCATTACCATCTGCGTCCTTACCATCTCCACGATAATCTGGATGTTTGTCGGATTCTTTCTTGTCATTTTTAAACAGGGAAAATGTACCTGGTTTAGCTTCATATGCCATTATTTATCCTTTAGCTTCTTGATTCATTGTCTTTAATGTACTGCGACACTTACTGCTTAATTGCGCCCATACTGCCGTTGATGCCGTAACGTCAAAAGTAGTCTGATCTCGCAAATCCCATGCTTCAAACGCAGCCCATTCATTACCTGCATCGAACTGCGCCTGAATATGACTCGATAACTTGTCCACTAAGGCTGCTAAACGAGCGTCTAATGCATCTTTAGCACCATCAGTAGCGGATATAGTCTTTTTCTCTTTTAACGGTTCAGAGGCATCTACAATGTCAGACTCACAAACCGCAAGCGCTAGTACAAGTAGGTAGCGAGAAATATAGGTAAGTTGAGCGCCTAGATTCTGAACTGGCATACAACCTTTTAATACGGCTGGCTCCATTGGGCAGCAAAACTTAATTGAGCTACCTGTAGCCACATCCACCACATACATATTCGCAACATCTTTATCGAACTGTAGTGAGTAGCAAAGACCATAAATATCAAAAAGAGTATTTATAGCGGGTAGCAGGTCACTAAGCTCGAAGTAACGGTATCCGGCGAATTTATTGTGTCCTGACTTCTTTAGCTCCATGTTCTGCAACTCTACACGGCACTTTTGTAACTTAGCGTAAACTTTAAAATCTTCCATTTATTTATCTCCTGAATTAAAAACTTGAACATACTACCCATAAAAAAAATAAGACTGCGATTATAACCAACTGATGCTCATCTAACAATTTAATCATTCCATGTCCTCCATCATGTTTGCCATCTCGTGAACTTCTCTCGATGGTATTCTTAAAGCCTGATACGCCATCAATAACACGTTTTGTTCGTCTGCTGACAATTCCCTGCGCTCAAACTTATCTACCATCAAGCGCAAGACGTAGGTCATTTCAGCCATAGCCCATTTATCTATCATGGCCACACCCCACATTTAGATTTGTAATCCATAGCTCGCTCGAATTCAGCAATTCTTTCAGAATCCCACAGATCCATGTCGTTATCAATACGATCACGTTCTATTTGCATTTTTTCTTCACACTCATAATCTTCTGCTGGTCTGCCTAGTAGCGTATCGTCCAAGTCGTTAAGAAAGTCTATATCTAGATTTGGCAGATCAGGCATTTTCTTGTATTCTGTTAAATCCATTTGTTTCCCTTTCGTGGTTAGTTGGTGAAACAGATAGTAGTTCCATCTATAAACATGGGCAACAACTATTTATTAATAGAAACACAGAAATCAATAGAAATAATTTATAAGCAGAAATATAAAAAGTATGGCAAGCTGTAATTTCTTTTGGAGGAAGCGATGAAATTAATAAGAGCATTAGTATTTTTAATAGAAGCAGGAATATTGTTAGGGCTGTTTATATCCATACCAGTAGGGATATCAATAGCAATTTTGCAAACAATATTTGGATAGGAGGCTTAAATGAAGGCATTTCCACTAAGTTTTCAATGGGACGAAAACCATAAAAAAAATAACGGTATGGATTTACGTGATTACTTTGCAGCAAAGGCTATGCAAGCAATGTTAGCTAGTCCGGAATTAATGGTTGTTGTTACTGCTAGTGAAGTTATGGGTGATACATACAGCGAAAGATGCGCAAATACTTCTTATAAATATGCAGACGCAATGATGAAAGCGAGGGAGAAATGAATAAAGATTACATTATCAGCATGGCTCGTGAATCTGGAGTTGCTGGTGTAACTGTTTATGATGAGCAAAGTGAAGCCGATATTCTTCACCCTGATTTAGAAAAATTTGCCAGACTAATAGCAGCAACAGAGCGTGAAGCGTGTGCTGAGTTAGTTAGCGATCTTGGAGATGCTGAAGATGATGGTGAGTTTTTTAGGGTACTTAAAGATGCTGCTATAGCTATTCGAGCAAGGGGAAATAAATGAGAGACCCAATATGGTTTAAAGAATTTGAGCGTGAATATAACGAGCGTGAGGATCGCTTAGACGAAATACGTGAGAACACAAGGAAATTCAAGGAACAGATGGCTAAGTCAGAGTCGTTATGGCGTAAGCGTCAAGTAGAGGATAAAGAGAATGGCTGATGTATTCCAAGAGTTCCCAAAAGAAGGGACAAAGAAATGGAAGCTCTGTATGTATTTTCTAAAGGATCATCCATTAACGGCAGAGCAGTTTGCTGAGAACTATGGGCTAATGAACTGTCCATCTATAGCAAAACTACGGTGTGAGTTTGATGAAATGGTAGTGGAGAATCTGCTTAGAGAATACAAAGGCAGCTACAGCCCTAGCCAAAAGCTAAAGAATGGCATAAAGATTGAAGGCACTGATTACGTTAAACCACGTGAGCCTAAGCCTTTTACGCCAATGTCACCTAAGCATTATTTACCAAGAGTGTCACCACGAGGTCAGGTTTTACGAGAGTTTTGTCATATAGGATTAGCAAATGGAGCAAAAGAAGAAGAAGGAAGAAACGACTTATCAGTTCTCAACGAAGTTATGTCCGGCTTGCAAGCGTAGTCGGTCGTTAATTCAGTTTAAGAGTAGTGATATTTGTAAGACTTGCAGGATTAGGAACAAAAGCGTATAGTATCAATATGCTTGACGGCATATTAACGAGTAAGCCTTAGATGGGACTCTGCTGGTTACTCACCAGTCCGTCAACACTAGAAATAGTGAGAGTCTCACCTAGGGCTTTTTTTATTGGAAAAGCCATGCACTATTATCAATTCAATATCGGTGATTACGTAAGTCATACAGCTCATTTAACTAATGATGAGGACTTAACTTACAGAAGATTACTTGACTTATATTATCAAACTGAAAAGTCTTTTGATGTTGTAGACTTACCTAAAGTAGCCAGAAAAGTTAAATCAAATGAAGAAACTGTAATGCTTATTTTGCATGAGTTTTTTGAGTTTAATACTAACGATAATAGCTGGCATAACAAACGTGCGGATTCTGAAATAAAGGCTTATCAGAGCAAAGCGGATAGCGCCCGTAAAGCGAATCAGATACGATGGGGTTCTGAAAAGCATCTGAAATCAGATACGTCTCAGATCCTAAACATTAAACAAGAAACAATAAACAATAAACAAATAAAAGATATACGTCCTTCAGACGTTACAGTATCTATTTGGCAAGATTTCGTTAGTCACAGAAAAGCTAAGAAAGCTCCTATAACTGAAACCGTATTAAACACAATACGAACAGAAGCAAATAAAGCTAACTGGAAACTTGACGATGCTCTAACGGAAATATGTTCTAGAGGATGGACAGGATTTAAAGCTGAATGGGTAAATAAAACTCAAGACTCTAGACCTGCATTTGATGGCAGACTGAGAGGTGCTAAATGAGCATAGAAAACTTACTCCAGCGTCTAACGAAAGTAAAAGGCGGTAGAGGTAGGTGGACTGCTTGTTGTCCTAGCCATGAGGATCGTAGTCCTTCTCTAGCGATAAGAGAAACAGAAGATGGTCGTATCCTATTGAAATGCTTTGGTGGTTGTTCTGTACAGGAAATAGTCGGTGCTATTGGTATGGATATTGGTGAGTTATTTCCTAAAGAGGATAAGTTATCTCATCACAAACCTAAAGTTAAGGATGCTTTTTACGCAACTGATTTGTTAAGGATTATTGAGTTTGAGTCTGTACTAGTTTCGGTAGCTGCAAATAATCTGGCTAACGGAATGAAGTTATCTGATAATGACAGATCAAGGTTAAGACAATCACAAGAACGAATCATAGAGGCAGCGAGGTATATACGATGACTAAAGATGAAATTATTAAAATTGCACAAAAAGTAACTGGTGTTTCATTTCCATTAGGAATAGAAGGTGTATCAATAGGAATGAATGAAAAACATTTACAAGATTTTGCTAATGCAATAATGGAAGCAGAGCGTGATGAGTGTGCGTATATCGCAGATCAAGGTTTTAGACGAGCAGCGGAAGGTGATGAGATAGCTGATCTTATACGAGCAAGGGGGAAGGAATGAAATCAAACATAGAGAGCGTAGCAGTACAGCTAGACGAAGTACGTAAGGCAAGACTAGTAAAGTCACAGGATATTGACGTAGATAAGTACCTGAAGAATAACGATGTAGGTCAGAAGGTTCGTATTGTTTCAGATTGGCTTGATGAGATCACAGAGAACTACATCAATCCGCCAATTAACGATAATGCAAAGATGCCGTGGACTAAGACGCAGGATGACTTTAACTTTCGGCTAGGAGAGGTAACTCTGTACGCAGGCGGTAACGGTGGCGGTAAGTCTCTGATAACAGGTCAGATAGCGTTGCACTTGATTAAGCAAAAGCGTAAGTGCGTTATAGCGTCATTCGAGATGAAGCCTACTAGCACCATTCACAGGATGCTAAGACAGTTCGCTGGTGAGTTTATTGATGATCCTCTTACTAACGATAGAGAGAAGTATATAAAAGGGCTGACTCAGCGATTTAACCAGTTCGCAGGAGAGTATCTGTACATCTACGATCAGCAAGGATCAACAACTCCGAATCAGACTATTGCGATGGCTAGGTACTGCGCTGTAGAGTTAGGCATTGAGCATATTTTTATTGACTCGTTAATGAAAGTTTGTAATGCTGAGGATAATTTCAACGAGCAGAAATACTTTGTCGATGAGCTAACAGCATTGGCACGAGATCACAACGTACACATTCATTTAATCCACCATATTCGCAAACTACAGTCTGAGGAGGTTCAGCCTGGTAAGTACGACATTAAAGGCACTGGAGCTATAACGGATCAGGTTGATAACGTATTCTTAATGTGGCGTAATAAGCAGAAAGAGAATCGTAAGCGTAACGGTGAGAAGTACGAGGAGGATTTACCTGACGCTTACTTGATGTGCGAGAAACAGCGTAACGGTGAAGCTCAGGAAATGTACTCACTTTATTACCACCAAAGCAGCCAGCAGTTTATTGAAACTTGGGGTGGTCCAACTATGGACTTTGATAACAAGGGTAGATTCCGTGGATGATCCAGTTGATACTAGTAGTGAAGAATACAGACATAAAAATGAAGTCTGGCAAGTATTACGATGGAGAG